AACTTTGTTGATTTTACGGCTGGTGAAGATGAAAAGATTCAGTTATTTAAAAATAAATATTCTGAACTTAAAGACATTCCTAATGATTGGATTACTGTAAAAGATGAAAAGTGGTCTGGATATATTGAGTGGGCAGTAGATATGGATGCTAGAGAGTGGGGATTATCATCTTTTTCCATTGTTTGTAAGCCAACTAAAGTAACATATAGTGCAAATTTGGAGTATTTTCCAAACTCAGAATCTGCTGATTTAGGTGAAAGTACAGATGATTGGTTCGAAGTAGAAATTGATTTAACAAAAATAGATACACAGGTTGAAAGTGTACTAAATGAAGGTTCACAACTTCTAATGCAAAAGATTGAAATTGGCTCGGATAACACAGCCCTAGCCTACTTCTAATTTGGAGATTTAACACATATGATTAATTATAAACAAGCAGGTTATAACACATTAAATGAGATGTTTGATGCTATGCTCAAAAAGCAAGCAGACGGGGACCACATTGGTTTTATTAAAATGAGTTCCTTATTAACATCAAATCAAAAAGTAGCATTTATTGAACACAGTAAAGGACACGAAGTATTTGCTGGTGCTATGAAAGATTTAGTAACAGAATCTTGTGGTGACTATCGTGTAGGTAAAGACTACGCAGAATACATCAAAATGGCATTAGCAAAAGGTGGTTATATTGTAACTCCCAAACCAGAAGATGGTTGTTGCTGTGGTGACAACTGGTCATACCCAGAAGTATATTTCACTGATGGTCAACTAATTGAAGGGTATGTAGCATTGTTCCAAAAAGAAGTACACTTGAAAGCAGTAGATGCGAAAGAACGTATTTATAATAAATCAATTACTTACTTGGACGAAACAGACTTAATTGAAAGTATTGACCACTTCAAACACGATATTGAAGAAACTTTTAATGAAGTAGGTGCTCCTGAAATTTCTGCCGATGCTTCTATTGAAACAAAAGCAGAGGGTCAAGATACAGAGTGGGCCAAAAATGAATTACAAATGTGCATTGAAAATGACCCACAATTATACTATCAACAAATTGAACCTATTTGTAAAAATTTAGCACGTAAAAAACAAAAAGGTGTGTATGACCCAGAATTAGCTATTAAATTATGGTACTACTGCGTACAAAATGGTTATAAAAAATATCGTCAAGAAATTGATTCAAATTTCAAGTTATCTACAGCAGATAGACGTGAAGTAGCCGAAAATTTACGTGACCATTATGATGAAGAAGTAGATGCTTGGGTAGCAGAGTTATTTGGACCCCAAAATGAACAAGAAGAACAAGTAAATGCTGCATTAGATAAGGCAGCGGAAGCGGGTGATTCTTCAGATGGTGTTGCTACATTATCACAGTATTTACAAGTAGACCCAACTGAAGTAACAACTGAAGATGGTGAAAATTATTCAGTAAATGGTAAAACTGAAACATATAAAGTAAGTGATACAGCGTTAGATTTAGCCGAACAAGGTTATCAAAATGCTATGCACGATAACAAATATATTTATTGGAAATAACTATGGCAGACTTTGAGATTGAAAATGTGAACCCAGAAGATGTTTACTCCAACAAGGAACTCCAAGATAACTACACAAAACTGTCTATTAATGGTGAAACTGTTGCGGTAATTATTCCTTTTCACAAATCTCAAGCACCACAATCTGATGAAAAAGTGGTAAATATTTCAGAGTTAATTCGTGAAGAAGAAAGTAACAACGAAGTAGTGCCAGAAGAGCAGGATACAGAAAACAAAGAACGTGGTGATTTCAGAAAGAGATTACTTGAAAAAGGACATACGGTGGACGTTCCAGATGATGGTAATCAAGTTTATACTAATTCCTCGTTTGAATTAACCACCATTGATAAATTATAAGGTGAATTGATATGGATACGAAAAAGAGCAGAAGTTGTTATAATTTAGCCATTGTAAAGAAAGGAAGTAGATTTGATATTGTCAGATACAACAATGGTTTTGACAGAGAACCAGTTACTATTTTACGTAACGTGGACAAAAATGAAATTAATTCCAAATTCCAAAGAGCAATTAAACTTATTGGAAGTACAATGAGTTTATTTAGTGTCTTTATTCGCCCATTTGATAAAAATCAATTGGTTGAGTTGGTATTAATGTTGGAAGATTCTGGAATCGCACAGGGTGATATTAAAATACAGGCCAATGGAACCGTGTATTTTAAGATGCAAGGCGAAGATGATAAATATGTGCGTGATAATATTGAATCATTATTAAGAGAGAATAACTTTGATTTTGATTCAGATATGATTACAGTGGCCCGTGGTGATGCTATGGAACCAACACCAGTTAAAAAAGCATCAGTACAACCTATGGAACCAGTTAAAAAAGAAGTAGTAAAAACTTCAAATTTAACGGCAGAGGAACAAGAAGAACTGGAAACAATTCAAATGTACCCAGAACTTATGGCCAATCCAGAATTGAAAGCAAAGTATGAAGAATTGATGAAGAAGTCTGGTTCTACCGTACAACCCTCTCCATCGATGGATGAAAATGACATTGACCCTATTAATACTGTTACTCCTAAAGTTAATAAGGCAGAACAATTTCTAACTTCAACACCAAACAAATATGACAGTGGTGAGAAGTTAGTACAGGCAATGTTGGACAATGGAATTTCTGTAGAAGAAATTAAAGAGTGCTATAAAAATAAACCTGAATTGTTAAAATCAGCACTCCAATAGTTTACAGTTTAGTATTTAGTAGGATGATATGATAGAAGGACAAGAACTGAGAGACTATATCATCAAAGTTACTGATGAGGCGGTTATAACCAATTCGTCATTACAGAATTGGGCAGAGAGTATTGGTGTTCACTTGTGGGACAACCAACTTGAAATTCTTGATACTATATTGAATCCTTCTATTAGAAATATATGCGTCACGGCTGCTCGTGGTGCTGGTAAAACATTTATTATCTCTATTGCTGTTATTAAGCAGTGTATAGAGAATAAAAATTACCGTGTTCTTTTATTCGGTCCAAAAGCAGAGTTGGCAGCCCGTATATTGGCTGATGGTGTTAGACCACTGTGTATGAACAACGCAATTCTATCGGCAGAGGTAGATTGGGACGTTTGTAAACAGAAAGAGTTTAGATTCAAAAATGGTTCGTGGATAAGATGTTTGGGTGCTAATGATAATACCCAAATCGAAGGTTATCACTGCTTTACTGGCGAAACACTCATTTTGTTAGATGATGGTACACAAAAGCCTATAATGGACATTAAAGAGGGGGACAAGGTTATTAGTTTTAATGATAGTGGAGACCTTGTTTCTGGAGAAGTTGTCGCCACCGAAGTCAGATTACCAGATGAAGATTTATATGAAGTTATATATGAATTAAATGGTAGTAAGAAAGTTGTAAGATGTACTGGAAGTCACAGGTTTTATACAAAAAACCGTGGAATTGTTGAAGCAAAAGATTTGACAGATACAGATATTTTAATTGGTGTGGTATGAGAAGATTAACTAAAGACGAAATTATAAATCGTTTTGTAAAAAAGTATGGTGATTTATATGACTATTCTTTGGTTAATTATTCTGGGATGGATACAAAAATTAAAATTATTTGTAAAAAGCACGGTATTTTTGAACAGACTCCACATAATCATTTAAAATACGGATGCAAATTTTGCGGAGTTGAAAAACAGGTATTACAAAGAACTGGTAATACTAAACTTTTTATTAGTAAGGCTAAATTAATTAACGGTGATAAGTATAATTATTCATTTGTAAATTATACTACAGCAAAAGAAAAAGTGGAGATAGTGTGTCCAATTCACGGACCTTTTTGGCAAACACCAGACTCACATTTAAGCGGGTATGGATGCCCAAAATGTGGACTACTTTCAGGTGTTAAAAAATCTAAATTAACCAAGAAAGAGAATCATATCAATCCACAATTTAATCTTACTAAGTTTAAAGAACTTTGTACGAAACAATTTGATGGTAAGTATGACTACTCTTTAATTACTGATGGCGTGTGGAAAGGGTTAGATACTAGAATTAAAATAATATGCCCAGAACACGGTATATTTGAACAAAAGGCAAAAAATCACAGGTGGGGTTTAGGTTGTAGGAAATGCAATCAGTCAAAGGGTGAGAGAAAAATTAAACAGTTTTTAGACTCAACTGGTATTAATTACACAACCGAGTATACATTTGAAGATTGTGTAGATAAAACTAAACTTCCATTTGATTTTGCATTATTTAATTGTGATGGTTCTATTAGATGTTTAATAGAATATCAAGGTCAACAACATTTTAAGGTAGTTGACTTTTGGGGAAAAACAGAATTTGATTTGAAAGACCAACAAAGACGCGACCAGATTAAAAGGGATTATTGTCATAATAATGATATATGTCTTTTGGAAGTGAGTTATAAGCAAGATTTGAATGAGTTCTTTGAAGAAGCAGGTGGTCTATTATGGAAATAACAGAAGCAAGGGTTATTAGTGTTAAAAAACTAGACCACAAAGAGCCAGTATTTAATTTTGAAGTTAAAGACTACCATAATTATGTTGCGGGTGGGGTTAAATCAAAAAACTGCGATATGATAGTGCTGGACGAAAGCCACCAAATTTCTACGCAGTTTTATAACTTACGTATCTCTCCAATGAACTCTGATTCTAAAAACCCAAAAAACATCAAAATTGGTATTACTTTGTATGATAATCACTTCAGACAATCAGCAAAGTCACCAAAGTGGACTTGGTTAAATTACCCTTGGTATAAATGTCAAAACATTTATAATCCAAATGATTTAATTGAGATTAATGGGGTTAAATATCCTAATGATATTGTAGAAAAGATGCCACTTTCAATGAAAATGAAAAGATGGCCAAATAACCCAGAAGTTCACTATGAGTCTTCCGTAGGTATGTCCGAAGAAGATTTTAAAACACAGTATGAGATGGAGTGGGTAGACTCAATTTCAGGTCTATTAACAGGGGAAGACCAGGATAAATTAGAGGGATTTCACGATTATCTGTATCGTGGGCTTCCAGACGAGAAATATTATTTTGGTCTAGATTGTGCAGGAGGCTCACTAGTTAAAGAGGGGAACGACCGTGACTTTACTGAACTAGTTATTGGTCGTATTACACCAGAACACCAGAAGCAAATTGTGGCTCTTTACCAATGGCAGGGTGACTTAACAGTTCAAGCAGAAGAAATTATGCACATCATTACAGATGTGTTTCCTTGCCAGTTTGGGTGTGCTGACTATTCGACAATGGGAACAGCAATTGTCGACCAGTTTTTAAGTAAAAAGATACCAATAGCAGGTATCGCTTATAAGAAAACAGACCCAGTGTCTGGTAAAAATTATAAGAACTCAATCTTCGACCAGTTCGTGTATGAGTTAAGACACGATAGGGTAAAATATCCTTCATTGAAGTCGTTATTAGACGAAGATGGAAAGATAACAACCAATGAAGCACAACTTCTCAATAAGCATTTAATTGAGTGGGGTGCTGTGGAAAGAAGAAAGAAAGCAGTAGGTATTAATGATGACATTTCCGCACCAAAAGGCGGTGGTTATCACGATGATTGTGTAAATGCGGCGGCCCTCTTTGTCTGGGCTTGTGACAAGTGTGATGAAGACAAAAAGAGGGTTGGTTTATTTACAAAAAAAATTTTAAATTTGTAATGCCAAAATTCGGTTCTACAACGGCACAGGCAAGAAGTTCGTTAGGTAAACCGATAAGTTCAGGGTGGATGAGATGAGCACTATATCACACATTAAACACGTAGTAAGAACTGTTCAACCAGTTTTAGAAGAAGTAACACAAGCAACAATGAACTGCCTAGAAGAGTTGCGTGCCTGTGGCATTTTTACCGAAGAAATGCAAGATTTAGCGAACGCAATTGAGTGTTTGGAAAATACACACAGTAATTTAAACGACAGATTAATTGCTTTCAGAGAATATGAAGATTTGAACGAGGATGACTAATGCCTAAGAATTTAATTACGGGTAAAAAGAGTACACCTATTAGTAAAAAATTTAGTAAGTTTGCTAACCCTACATTTATTACAAAACATAATAATATTTTAAGTGGAACTGGTTTTGGTAAAGAAGCTTTTTACGATACAGAGTCCACGATTCCTAATTTTTACACACCAGAATTAACACCTGATACTTGGTTACTGCCTCGTTCCAGAGCCGAGATTTTAAGATGGTGTCGTTTATTCTTTAACTTAGACCCGTACATTAACTCGATTTTAACAATGCACGCTCAATATCCAGTGTGCAACTTCAGATTAAAATATAAAGACAAAGAAACTGAAGCATTTTTTAATAGAAAACTTTTTGATAATAAAGAGTTCAGTTGGATTGATTTCTTGGAACAAGTAATGCTCTCATACTGGAAACTTGGTGAAGCAGTGGTATGGGGTGATTTTAACGAAGCCAAAGGAACCTGGAATAGTTTCTCATTAATTGACCCATCTTTAATTGAATATAAAGAAGACCCGATGTCTGGTGAAGTAGAGATGTCAATTATTCCTACAAGAGAATTGAAACAGATGCTCGCCGAGGGGTTAAAACAGGGTAGAAGTGATATTCCAGTAGAATATATTCGGTGTGTACAAGAAAACCAAAAGATTCCATTAGACGCAACTGGAACAGAAGCAAACTACTTAACTGGTAAAAAATATTCTCCTGCCAAAGTATTTATGCTTGCTCGTAAAACAGACCCAGGTGCTACTCGTGGTACTCCAATTATTCAATCACTTTTCAAAACACTTATCTATTCTGATAAGATTAGACTTGCTCAAATTGCTATCGCCGACAGACTTCACTTGCCAATGGAAATTTGGTCAATTGGTGAATATACAGGCGACCCAAATACATCAATTATTCCAGATGATGGTATGATTGCTAATGTCCGTGAAGCAATTAGAGAAGCCACAATGCAACCCCCATTTTCAATTTTCGTTCCACCTTACATTAAATATGAAGCAGTAGGTGTGAATGGTAAATTATTGTCAGTCTATGAAGATTTAGGATATGTTGAGAACTGTATCTTCGTAGCATTGGGTGTAAATAAGAATTTAATTTTAGGTCAAGGTCCCTCTTTCTCATCAAGTAAACAGACATCATTATTCAAATTGATTAAGATGTATAAAATGATGCGCTTGAAATTGGAAGCCTTTATTAAACGGTATATTATTCTTCCAATTGCTAAAGCCAATGATGTTAAAGATGAGTATGGTGACTATGTAGTACCAGACATCGATTGGGAAGAAAGTTTAAACCCAGAACAAGATGTAGAGAAATTTAACAATATCCTCAAATTGTGGGATAAAGGTTTGGTTTCCACTACTACATTATATGAATACTTCCCTGGCAAATTAGATATTAACCTTGAAAAACAAAGACTGGAAGAAGAAAAATTAACAGTATTTGATAAAGGTACAGATAGATTAGGAAGTAAAGCACAACGCGCTGATTTGAAGAATAATGACGCAAATAAGGGTAAGAATCCAACTCCAAGTGATGGCTCTAAACCAGCCGAAAACTTACCACCCCCATTGGAAGGTGGTGTAAAGGACGAGGGTGAAGGCCCAGCAGGTCCAGATGCTCCTGGTGGTGAAGATAAAGCACCAGAGGGTGGTGAAGGACCAGAAGCCCCTGATACGAACGCAGGACCAGAAGGAGAATAATATGTTTAAAATTACAGGTTCAGTTAAAAAAATTGAAGTAGTAACACCTAAACAAGCAGAAGAATTTAATAAAGAGGCTGAAGTTAAAGAAGAAGTAAAAGAAGCCCCAAAAGCAAAAAAAGGTAAAAAACAAGCCAAATAAGTTTTGAAATTGGTATACACTTTTATATTAGGTGTAAGGGTAAATATGGCTAATAAGGTAAATTTAAGTTCTGCGATTAAGCAAGTAGTGTTGAAAGAACTTTTAGGCAGTGTAATTGATTTAACTCGTATTTCAGAAATGAGTGAAAGAGCACACCGCCAATTCTGCATTACTATTAAAAAAGAGTTCTTTGAAAAAGTAGAACTATTAAATACCTTATTTGAAAAGGCCGATGGATTCGAAGTTACTCCCACCGAAGAAGTGATGAACTCTTTACGGAGTAAGAAAGATGATACCCACAACTAAACATTGGCTAAATGGTTTAAATGTTACTGCTGTTGGAAATGAAAATAGTGGTGACCGAAAAACTGTTAAACCACAAGATATGAGTTTGGACACTCTGATAATGCTCTTAAATGAGGGGTATGATAGAGTGACCTGGATTGGAAGTGACAGAGATAAAGCAGAAAATGAAATCTGTCAGCGTTATGATTCAAACCAAACAACGTGGTCTTTGGAAGCCTTTATAAATGTTAACGCAGACTATTTAGGTGGTATTCAAAAAACTGCTGCATTATCGAAAGAAGACTATTCAATTGATGAGTGGCAGGAATTATTAACCAGTCCTGGAAGAGCATTAAAGTATGCACAACAACATAACTTTCAGGATTTACCACAGGAAGTAATAGATAGTATAGCGGAAGATGGTCTTTCATCATATAGGTTTGTAAATAGATTTTTAAAAGTAAATCAAACAGACCCAATTCCACAATCAATCGTGGATGCTACATTAAGTGATGAAGACCAACTTGACTATCTATATGAAATTTATAAAGACCAACCAAACTTCCCAGATACATACAGAGATATGTATGAGGGTATAGCGAGAGATAGACAACGTGAAGTGCATTATCATAACAATCAAAAAGGTACAAAATTTGATAAAAGTAATGCAAAAATTCCTTTTGATGCCCCAATCTTTTCACACTCTCACGTTGGGTGTCAGTGTTATTTAAAAGTGTGGAAATCTACAGACCCAGATGATTGTGTGTTTGTAGATGCAAATGGATGGTAATTAACTAAAATGGCATTTTTAAAATTAGGTTCAACTTTACAGATTTTACAACCAAATCAAGGGTTGTATAAAACTGCTTCTAAAGAATTAGATAATGTCGTGGCTGAAAAGAACGACAACTTTACCTATTTCCAAACTATTGCTCTACACTCTGATGTCCCAAATCTTAATGGGGACATCTTTCCTTTAGATGAATTAAAAAAATCTTACAAATCATTTATTGGTCGTGGGTTATATTTAGACCACAATGCCCAATCAGTGGCAAATGCAGTAGGTAAAGTATTTGATGCTAAGTTAATTGAAATTCCAGGGGCTACAGAAGAAGAGGGGAAATATGGTGTTGTATGTCTCTGTGGTGTTGATAAAACAACACACCCAGACATCGCCAAAAAAGTAGCAAGTGGGGTAATTGATAGTGTTTCAATGGGTGCGTCCGTAGGTTCTTGTACTTGTGGAATTTGTGGTGTAAAATGCTCAACCCCAGAAGAATTTTGTGTACACTTACAACATCAAGGGCAAGTAGACCCAGATACTGGTAAGAAATGTACATCAATCAACCACGATGTATCTTTCACCGAATTATCATTAGTAGGTGTTCCAGCAGACCCATACGCCAAAATGCAAAAAGTATTCGCAGACTTCGTAGGTGGTATAACAAAAATTGCTGGTGAAGAAAAACAATTTTTAGAAAAGTTCTCATTTAGTATTCCTTGTGGTAATGAGAAACTTTGCGAAATGATTTATAACCTTTTAGACGGTTATAAAAAACAAGGAATTATGGACTTGTCGGCTGATGGGTCTATATTAAAACTTTCTGTAGAAGCCAAAAGCGAAGCAGAAGCATTAAAAAAATTAGAGTCAATCAGCCAAGAACAGGGGTTGGACGTTGAAAAACCTCTGAAAAAAGAGGAGAAATCAATGTCAGAAGAAATTAAACCTGTTGAAGAACAAGTAGAAAAAACTGCTGATGTAGATGAAGCAGCAGCGACCGAAGAAGCACAAAAAATTATCGACAATTTTGAACCAGTTCGTCTTGAGATGGATGGTGGTGATGGTACATATGCATCAGTTTTAGTTGGAGATAAAAATTCAGATTTTACAGCCTGGATTGATGTTACAATTAAAAATGATGATGTAGAGTGCGACTGGAACCAATTTATTACAAACTTACGTGATACAAACGAAGTAATTAATAAAAAAGTTCGTGATGATAATAAAGTATTTGAATTAGCAACAAGTGAAGCAATTCAAACTTTACAAGATAAAAATATTATTACTCAAGATGAGAAAGGTTTTTGGCATTGGGCAACCAAACAAGCCGAAGTAAACCCAGATTTGCAAGAAGTACAATCTTCAAATACTCAATCAAATGAGGTAAAAGACGTGAAAGCAGAAGAAAAGAAAGAAGAAGTAAAACAGGAAAAAACTGCTGCTATGGTCCCACCATTCACTGACACAAAAGCACCTGCTGCTCCTGTAGCAGACCCCATTGTGGCCCCAGTGAAAGAACCAGAAGCCAAGCCAGAAATTCCTGCTCCTGCCCCAGAAGTGAAACCTCTGAAAGATGCTCCATTGGCTGATGCTCCTATGGGTGATAAACCTTTAGGTGACAAACCTATGGCAGATAAACCAGCGGTCCCACCAATGGCAGACGGAAAAGAGAAATTTGAAGAAGTTAAACCAGAAGCACCTGCCGACAAAATTAAGACAACACAAGATGCTGCTAAAGCATTATTAGATGCCTTAAAAGCAGGTGAAAATGCGGACCTCAAAGCCCTTGAAGATGTCATTAATTTCTTAAAAACAGATAAAAAAGAAGCACCTGCTAAAGAAGAAAAGAAAGACGATAAAAAGGACGAAAAGAAAGACGACAAAAAAGAGGACGCTCCTAAAGCAGAAGAAAAGAAAGACGCTCTTAAAGAAGATAAAAAGGACGATAAAGAACCTGCTAAGGAAGAAAAGAAAGACGACAAACCTGCTGAAGAAAAGAAAGCGGAAGCTGAACCTGCTCAAGAAGTAGTGGCAGAACCTACAACAGAAGAAATTCCTGTAGAAGCCAAAAAAGAAGAGAAGGAAGAAGCAAAAGAAGTGGAATCTGAAGCCAAACCTGCTGAAGAAGTGAAAGAAGTAGAAGCGGCAGCAGATACCAAAGAAGAAGAAAAGAAAGAAGCAAATTGTGAAGCCGAAGTGAAACCCACTTTTGCAAATGTAACAAGAGTTTCTTTACTCAAAACCGCAAATATTTTAGACAGCAAATGGGTATTCCACTTGAAAGGTACAAACAAAGTTGCTTGCTTGAGCATCAAAAACTTGTTACCTGGCGTAGCGGAAAAAGTCGCCTATTTAACTTCTAAAGAATTTTACAACGAGATGATGAGTACATTAGAAAAACACGCCGAACTCAATGAAGGTGCCGTAAAAGAAATTACAGCAAACTTCAACGAAAAAGTGAAAGTGGATTCTGACGAAAAGAAATCTCAAATTGCGAAAGCCACCAACAAAGTTAAAGTAGAAACAGATGCGAAGAAAGTATCCGATACTGCTTCCAAAGTAACAGAATCTTTAACTGATGATGGTAAAGCACAAAAACAGGACAAGGTGAACTCCAAAGAAGATGCTGGGGCAATTGAATCAGCGTCTAAAAAAGCACCTGCTGAAACTGATATTAAAGTAGATGCGGCTATGGAATCTAAACTGAAACAAGTAACAGCAGCCTTAGAAGCCAAAGAAGCAGAACTTAACCAATTGAAGTTACAGCAAGCATTAGAAGCCAAAACTGCTAAAGCACGGAACATTGTTTCTATGTCAATCAAAGCAGGGTTGGTGAAATGCAATGAACAATTTAGACAGGAAGAATTACTCAAACAAGCATCACCTGTAAAAGCAAAAGAAGAAGCGATGAAACGCACTGCTGATGCTATGGTGAAAGACTTATTGGGTATGTCCGATGAAGAATTGGATAGACAAGCATCTTATCTGTCAAATTTTAAGGTTGAGGCGGAAGTAAAACAGCTTAAACCGATTAAAATAGAAGCCTCATACAACGAAAGTAATGAGGAAAGTATCATCAAAGCATTAGCCGCCGAGATGATGTAATTTAAGGAGAACAAACTAATATGGCAATTAAAGTAATTTCGCCTGTAAACTTAGACGAAGGCCACTTAGTAAAACTCGATGCCAACGGCCAGATGGTAGCAGCCGATGCAGTATTGGGTGGACAAGTGGTAAAATTAGTAACCTCTGCCGATGCACAATACGGTGGTGAGTTACACATTGAAGTGTCCAAGGGTACTGACGCATTGGCCACAGCAACACCTTATGGTTTCTGCTACAAAGCCTCTGTCGCTCAACCTGAAAACAACCTTTATATTCCTTTCAATCAATATAAAGCCCCTCTGAACAGACAATCTGTGGTATTAACCAAAGGTTTCCGTGCAGAATTTTGGAACGATGGTACTGGTGCAGTATTTGCTGATGACGTAATTGGTGCACAAGCAGGTACAGCATTATACATCAATGCCAATGGTCTTTTAACAACAACCGCTGGTTCTGCTGACACAGTAGGCTCGTTAGTAGTCGCTTCTGTAGAAGTAGCTCCTGCTGATGCAAACGGTGTGTTAGTAGCCAAAGTGGAATTATAAGAGTTAGGAGAATCTGAAAATGGAAAACTTTGCTAAAATGAACACAATTGAAAAAGAAGCAGCATTAAACGCAATGTATGCTTCTCCAAACGGCTTGCAAAAAATTGCTGCCGTAATGTTGAACCCTATCATTCGTGATTTATTACACGAAGGTCGTGGTCGTCAATGCTTAGCCATCGATAAACTTCAACAAGGTATGGATGCAACATACGATTCTGATATTTCAGCCAAAGCCTGCGTATGCAGTGCTGACGGTGTACCTCAATTATCAGTAATTGAATCAGGTCGTTTCATTGTACCAACCTTCCCTATCGGTGTACAAGCATCAATCAAATGGGTAGAATCAAACTATCGTAAATTTGATATGATTAACCGCACACAAGAACGTGCGAAATCAGCCTTACAATCAATCGAAGATAAAAGAATCTTTGATTTAATTGCTTTCTCATCAAAGCAACACTATGCTGCACAACAAACAACAGAAACTGGCCGCGTAACCTTGTTAGACTTAGCGAAAGCCAAAGCCAAACTCGAAAAAGGCCGTGTACCTGCTGCTAAAATGATTATGACACCAATCCGTGCAGTAGACGTGGAATTACTTTACAATGGTGCTACAGCAATGGGTCCTCTGTTCTTACCTCAAACCTCTGAAGCAAACGTAAACAAAGGTTTAGGCAAAAACATCTTGGGCTTAGACATTGTAACAGTACCAGATGGTGACACAGTAACTCGTGTAATCAACGGTAAAGAAGTGATTGAAGACCTTCCTATTATCTCGGATAACGAAATCTATGTCTTAGGCCGCCCAGAAATGGTAGGTATTATGACAATTCGTCAAGACGTGTTAGTAGAAACCCAAAAATGGGTACGTGGTTTAGAAGACTTGTTCGCAATCTATGAAATCGTAGGTTTCGCAGTCCGCTATGCCAAAGGTCAAATCAACGTACACGTTAAATAAAACCTTTAAGTCGGGAGAGGGTTCTAGCCCTCTCTCGGCTCACTAGCGTATGG